CGCTCTTCCGATCTATGAGGGTGGGGGGCGCAAAATGCGTGACCCCCTCCCCCCATCAGAGAGATTTGAAAATGAAAATCAATCGTCAACTTCAAACGTTTGATAGAAGTTTGTTCCATCAAACTTTAGAATTCGATCAATTGCGTTTTCAATTTCTTCTTGTTCAAGCTCTTCACTCAATGAACTCGAAGAAGAGACGAACCTAGCCAGCAGGCCACATGTGTTGTAGCCATGCACAACATCGAAAGCAAACCATTCGTTCCAATCAGTTCTTGGATCGTAAGGATTGTCGATAGTGCTAAGCATCCTAGCCATCATAGACCCCTTTCATAGTGGGTCTGGGTAGAGGGTGTGATCATATTATATTCTCATCCCTCTTCTAGAGCACGGTGTACGGAGGTCGTGGAGATCCCCAAAGCTTCAGCAATCTCAGCTGCAGTTCTACCCATGCTAGACATAGTCTTGGCCCTGGAGACAACAGATCCTGTCAGCTTAGGTGTAGTTCTAGGCGTTGCTAGTTCCTTGATGTTGGATTCGTCAGCCATCTCAAGAACCTTAGACAAAGTAGCCTGGGAAACAGCACCTTCCTGAATAGCTCTCCACTCCTTGGGTGTGACCATGAATGGTTTCTTGCCAGCCCCCGTCCTTGAACGGGCCTCGGCTAAAGCCTGGCGGCGTACCTTAGACATCCGTTCTTTGTCCTTGGCTAAGGTTGGATCAGCCTGCTTCTTAGCCCTAACCACTGCGTCAGCGAGGACCTGTGCTTGGCGTTCCCTGGGTTTGTTGCGGAGGCCCTCGTTAATTTTAGCCTTGAGGGATGCAACTTCAGGGGCGTAGGTCTTTGAGGCCTGGGGGTTCTTTCGAACAGAGGGGATCTTTAGTGTAGCCTTCCTTGCATTGTTGGCCATGGCCTTCAACGCATTGGAGTGATTGGCATACACTGTCTCGATAGTAGACCCGTCTGTAGAAACCAGGGAGAATGCGTCGTGAGTCTCCGCCAACTTTTTGGACTTGGTAACACTGGCCTCTGTCTTGAACCCCACCACTTTATCGGGGTCGTCCTTATCAAAGATGGGTTTGCGATATGTTCGACCGGTAGTCTCCCACATCTTACGCCCCGTCTTCGGATCAATAGGGCCGCCCTTTGAAGCGGACCGGGCTTTTCTCTCGGGGAGATAAGCTGTTGATCCAGCCCTCGAAATCAGGGTAGAAGCACCACCGTTTGATTTACCCTGGTACTTCTTCTTAAGAGCGGGAATACCATTGTCAACCTCGGACTGCTTATAATTAAGCTTGTGCTTCTGGGCATCAATAACAACCATGGAGTGTCGAACCGCCCTGGCTATCTCAGCCTGGTTAGCCCCCTTGATTGTCATGTCGGTAATCAGGTTTGAGACCTCACCCATCTTAAGCTGCTTGGTCTTGTCCGACATCTCGGGCATCCCCTTGTAACCGGGGTACATTCGTTTCGGATCGAAGTTCTTCAGCTGCTTAAGCGTGTGGGCGGTCTTAACCTTACCCGAGTTATTGGGGATAACCAGAACAGAGTCGCCATCAAAGTCAGCACCCGACAGTTTCTCGGCCACCTTTGGGTGAATACCGATGGCATCTTTAACCTTGGTGCCGATAGATCGACGAGCGGCCTGGTTCTTGTTGTTCACCACCAACTCGGGGATCTCAAAGCGTCCACCGTGAGGATGACGAACTAGAACAACACGCTCCCCATGTTTGAAATTGGGGGCGTAAACTTCTGTGGTCTTCATCTTGGGGACGGGAAGGATAACCTGACTGGCTTGCCTTGGAAGGGAAGCGGCTTTGAGATCCACGGCGTCAGAATCACAGCTGTCCGCAAAAGACTGCAGTAATTTCTTCTTGACCGCGGGGTTTGTCAGGGCCATGATCTCTTCGAACTCGGCCTGACGTTTATCCCTGGCCTTCTGAAGCTGCTGTTTAGCCAAAGATACCGGCTGCTTCGAAAGGAACTGGGAGCTCAAGGTCTTAGACCAGTCTCCCCATGTTCCTTCGTCATTGACGATATTAATGGCCGAGAGCTTCTTCTTACCGCCCTGCTCATAATGGAGCTGCTTACGGATAACGGCCCCGAAAGGATTAGCGGGGTCATCCTTCATAGGCTTAAGAGCGTCGAGCTTCTTCCCACTATCCTTCTTGTTGGTGTTGAACCGGATATCATACCCCTTCGGGATATCATCCGAATACATCGCCATACCCTTGAGGAAGTGGGTGCCGTCGACAGAGATTCGAACCTGGGCGTAGTTTGATCCACCAAGCGACAGATCTTTTACTCCACGACGGATCTCGATAACACCATCCATGTCTGCGCCGCCGTCTGGTCCATAGCGAACCTTGAGGCGCTTGCTAGAGACAGCGGTGGGCTTCTCGATACCATATACGGTACGACCACGGTCCTCGACGTTGACGCCAGGGGCTTTAATCTCGCCCCGCTTGGCCAATACGGTCTTGTAGTCCATGCCAGGTGGCACAAGAACCTTCATCTCGGTCTGGTTGCCCGTTGTCTGCTGGGTAACCTTAACCTTGTGGACGTGGTAGCCCTCAGCCTCGAGCATGGCGGTGGCTGTTTTGAGCTTTGTCCCAGTAACACCGAGATTTGTCTCAACGCCGAGCCCTACGTCGACAAGCCCGTCCTTCCCAACTTCCTTCTTCAGGACTTTTGCCAGTGCCTCGGTACTCCCCGCCCTTTCTTTTAGGGTTGGGTCTAAAAGAGCTCGGACGGATGACTCGTTGATGCCCATGCGACGACCAATGGCCGTGTTGGACATACCCTTTTCCTTAAGCCGGAGGACCATTGCCGCGTCAGCTTTACGCTTCTCGTTCTTTGCAATGGACTTCTGGGCTCGAAGCTGGGTGGTGGTCATGCCGAAACCTTTGGCGATCTCAGTCTCGGTGAGACCCTTCGCCTTGAGTTCCTTGACGGTGGACAGGAAGTCCCCTGAATGCTGATGGGGGTCTTTTCCAGATCCCCAGGGATAACGGCCGCTCTTACGCTTAACGCCGTAGTGGGCCAAATCCATCAGGCTTCCTCCTCTTTCACCTTCTCGATGAGCTTATCAAACCGGATGATGGTGTCCATAATGGGGGCAATATCGTCGCCCTCGGGGTTTGATACCAGAATATCGTCATTCTGGTAGATACGGAGCTCGTAGTTTATCTCCCCAGGACGAACTCCATACTCGAGACAGAACAGGGCTGCGTAGATCATAAGCTGATCGATCTTGGCAGGGTGGACCCCCGTCTTAAGATCGTGGATGCGTAGAAGACCCTTGTCAAAGGAAATTGCGTCCGCCGTTCCAAAACAGTTGACTGAGTAGAACAAAACTTGCTCGGGGGACATCCGAAAACCAATGGCGTCATTCACATAGTTGTTAAACGTCACCTTGTTTCGAGGCATGCGCATCTTCAAACGAATATGCTCTGCTGCGAGCTCGTGAAGACGGGTACCTTTTGCTGCGGCCTGGGATGTACGAAATGACTCCACCAGTTTGTCAGGGGAGTAGTTCAGCCAGTGGTACTTACTGGCGGAAAGAAATGCATGGGCTCCACTAAGCGCGGAGTGATCGTTGAACTTCATCGAGAATCTCGCTCTCATTCTCAGGATAGATGAATGCCGCGTAAGACATGTTGTTCATCTCACGGACGTAGTGAGCTTGGTTGGGTCGGACTTGTGCCAATCGACCGCGCTTCACCTCAAGGGCCGCCCATCGCTCCTTGTATAGAATCAGGAGATCGGGTATGCCTTGAATGTAGTTGGGGTCGTTCTTGAGAACGATACACCCCGGAAGCATCTTACCCAGCTTCTTGATCAGCTGGGCTTGAAACTGTGACTCACGCATGGTGTGCTCCTCTGGTAAGCCTATAAGAAGGGTATAGGCTTTATCTATTCCTTCTTATCATTATATGCCGAGTTTGCGATCAGAAGTGAACGCAACTCGTAGAGGGGGCAAAATCGCTGGTTGCGTTCAAATTTTGGGAAGTGGCCAAAAATTCGTGAAAAACCCTATTTCATATATAATTAAAAAAATCAATCAATCAATCAATTAATAAATTTCACAAAAAATGGCCACTTCGACTTTTCGTTGCAATTCCAAGGAAAAGTC